GGATCTGGATGTCCAGACGCTTAGCGAGTGCCTTTCCGAGCTCTTTTCCGTATATGCTCCGAAGATCGTAATGATTTTTAACTTCATCGATTCTTGGGATAAGAGTCGAAGCGACGAGCATGTCGTCAATGTTAATTACCTTCTCGTTGTGAGCAATTTGGGACAAGTAGTCGCTAGTGCCAAGCAGATCATCACCAGGAATATGATACTTGGCTTCTGCCTTGCCTGTTACTGGGAACTGTGCGCTCTTTCCACTGGAAATCGTGCGAGTCATGATGAGGTCTTTAGCAACATTTGTTTCATCAAACGCTGTAAGAATCTCACCGCTAAATACTTTCAGGAACAGAGCGTTGTCTACTGATGGAGAACCAGCAGGCGCAGTCCGTGCCCCTGTGCCATTCACTTTACCCGGAATGGAGGGATAGTTATCTAGTGCCATAATAATTTTTGGTTATAGTTTGTTTTGTTTATATTGCCCGTAGTCGTTAGTCACCAACGAAACGATCAGTTGTCTGACGCATCAGGCTGAATGTTTATTGTTTGATGTCCTTGGGTTTATTGGACGCAATGAAAGTTTTAAATTAATACTTTGAGCCGCGTTATGCAGCTCCGTATGATTGTGTATACTGTTTGGTTAACACCCTCGCTTTGGTCCTCCTTGTTAGTAGGGTGCCATGTTAAAATGTTCATGGAGGTTTTATCTATATACTCCACCACTCCATACACAGTGCAGACAAGGGGCTTCCCTAAGTCCTGTGCGTGGTCAAGAAATACCACCTTAACGATGTCATCAACTGATGGTTTGTCTATTTTGCTCACTTCTTCTTCTTAATAGAGAGGCCTTTTCGTTTAACTTTGGTTTTATTATACATAATCTTTAGCATTTCCACCGCCTTAGGGCTAACGCCTTCCGCGTAGGACGTCCCTTAGCATCTTTCATAGGCCCCTTAACGCCACTCATGCGTGCACAGAATGACCGTTTACGAGACCCTCCACCGGGTTGAGGTCTCTTAAGCTTACTACCAGTCTTGTTGTTGTAGTATTTCCTCCCCTTTTCAGTAAGGCCCCCTTTCTTAGACTTGTGCTCCTTCCTTAGGCTAACTCCTTGACGTTTCATGGTTATAGTAGTTGTTGAATCCGTTAGCCAGAGTAACACCCAGGCTATCGTGGTTAAGTTTAAATTGATTCCATTCGTCCATGTTGGACCCAAAGAACGGCTCAGCGATCACTGAGGGACATGGAGTAACTCGAAGAAACTTTGCGCCTCGCTCTCGCTTTGTCCGTGGTTTAATGCCTCTGTCTCTTGTTTTAAATTCATTAACAACCACCTCTTGTAGACACTCAGCGATCTCTTTCCCTTTACTGGACCTGTGCCAGTAGAGCATCTCGCTACCATGTGCTGACGTCCCTGCTGAGTTAAAGTGAAGCTCTATGGCTGCTTTTACCTTCTTGTCCTTCAAGAACTTCCCTAGTCGCTCCATGGCATCAAAGTAGTTCTGACCCGGATATTCACAGACAATCATACTGGGAACCCCGAGCTTGTCTAAGCGCTCCTTCATCGCTTTGGCCACTCGTAGGTTGTAGTCCCACTCCGTGGTTTCATTGTCAACCGAAGAAGCTCCCATGTCTACTGCTCGGCTATGCCCCACGCAGATCGCTAAGATCGGCTCAACATCATCTTGGGGAATCGCTGAGCCACTGAACCATGCACTACAACTCATTCTCTAAGTAGTTAATGTAGTTAAGTAACGAAGAAATTGTTTGTTTCTCGTCTTTGTCAAAGTCGTGGGCATTAAGCCTCTGGATCATTTCGGGTATCCGGCTTGGCTTTAGAGTCGTGCACCCAGTTGTTGATAAGGGTGCGATGACGAGTATACCTGCGATTAGAAAGCTCTTTAGTGTATTCATCTCTTATAGAAAGAAAAAGCCTCCCCAGTGACGGGAAGGCTATTAATAATCTAACGATGGACGCGATCATTTATCTTTCGCTTTCCCTACGTTAAGAGCAAGCCAGTCAACGATCTTGTAGAGCTTAGCAGTAATCGAGTCATCGGTAGGGGTAGGCGTCAATGCCGCGATGGCTGAGGCGGCCGCAACGATAGCCGTAAAGGTACTGATAAGGGCGTCTTTGTTGTCTACGATGTAGTTAATTATTGTGCTCATGATTTAAAGAACGTCAGAGATTGCAAGGCGTCTTTGGATCTCTTCACGATACGCAGGATCCCTGTTATACCTAGGGTCACGCATAGCCATACTGACTTGCTGGGATGACCCAAACGGAGCCACTGCATTCCCTGAAGTGTTCCCTTGGACAATCTTAGGTGCCGCTCCACTGGCCGCTTGATACTGGGAGTAGAGCCCTTGGACTGCTACCTTTGCCTGCTCAATTGTGCCTGTCTCCACGATCTGGTTGAACGCATCTAACGAGGCCTCATCGAGTGCCTCTGTGGCCCACTCAGCCATCGCCGTGTAGTTATCTTGTCCTCCTGCGATCTCGAAAACAGCAGCGGTCTGACTCTCAGCGATTGCTTGCTGTCCCGCAATATACGACTCTACAAGCTCACGGGGGAGTCCTGAGGCTTCCAGGTTCTTGAAGGTGTCGTCACTAAGAGTCCCTGATTCCATGAACTCCTCAGTGGCTTGGTTGATCGATTGAAAAGCCTCAGATGGCTCCTCGGTCTCAGTGGGCTCCTCAGTGGGATTCCCAAGCTTTGATTCAAGTTCACCATAGGCTTTCGCCATTTCTTCGGGGTTTGAAAACTTCTCAGGAAGCCATTCTGGGCGCTCCTGTGCTTGTTCCTCGGGCTCTGACACTAAGCCATCCCCAAGTTCTTGTTGTAGTGCCTCCTGCTTGTCATCCCAAGCTTGGGCCATTGCTTCTGTGTTATCAGCTGCTTTTTGTTCTTGCACTGACGGGCTTACCATCGTGCTGGTTTGTAGTTCGGCCATTTATTAGTTATTCGGGTTCAGGTGCCCCTTGTTGCCTTTGTTGTTCAATAGATTGGTCAGAAAGGGCCTTGATGCCTTGTGGGGCTATCTGCTGAAGCATCGCCATTTGTTGAGCTTGTTGTTGTTCAGCTTGTATCTCCTCTTGACTCTTAACGAGCCCAGCGGTCTTGATGCCCAATGAGGTTGCCCGCCTCTGGAAATATTCACCAACATTCACAAACTCAGCAACAGCTTGTGGCCCTACCACTTGTGCTGCCCCTGCAAGGAACAAGTCAAGCTTCTGTAGGTCGTTCCCTCGGCCTAGTGCCTCGACCCCCGTGATGATCACTGGGCTCACAACGTCCTTAGGGAGGGCAGGGAGCTTCTTCTTGCGCTTCATGACGTCCATGAGCCTGTTGACAAAGGGCATCTGCATCTCAGTTGACAACAACGAATACAACCCTCCTAAGGCTGACTCGAGCTCTTGGGAAAGCATACGGATCTCCTCGGCGGTGACTCGCTCAGCATTACGCACAACACCCGAGGTAAGCAAGAAGGCAGCACCAAGTCGGTCAGAGATCACTTGGATCGACGCTTGGGCGGTCCTGAAGTCGTTCACCTTGTTTAGTTGTAGTGTTGTTACATCAGCAGCGTTTCCTTGGACAATAGCGCCACTAGGGCTCTCAGCCAACGTCCGGGCCCGTGTAGTTCCATTCGGATTAACCAGGAACATCACCTTGGCAGCCGCCGCTGATCCCTCAACGATGGCCCGAGTGAGTCCCTCAAGTGACTGTAGGTCACCTAAGTATTCTTCGACGTAACCACGACCATAACTCTCTCCGTCAATCCGGGAGAACCTAAGCGGGATGAATGGGTTCTTGTCAGCCTTAACGGCTCCTCCAGAACTTGGCAATGCGACCCCGTTGACATCCTGGTAAATCACAAAGTTGTCCCCTTCCCGGCAAGCAGCTGTGTAGAGGTGAATCTCGTCAGTGGGTTGGCCTCCAGAGCTCGCTAAGGCCTCCTTGACCTCATCATCAACTGCCTCATAACTAAGGTTCTCTTTGGTGGCTATGTGAATCACGTTACCCATAGGGTCTCTGTCGATCACAAAGCGGTCCAAGTGAAACACCCGGATGCCTCCTTCGTCAGGTAAATACAACAACACATTACCAGTCACGATAAGATGCTTTAGGGCAGCATGGATAGCAGTCCGGTAGGCCTCACGGCTGATCTCACCCATGACTGACTCCTCGACTTGTTGTAGACTGGTTTCGATCTCAGAGATCAACTCTTCAGGGGCCCCTTCGTTCGCCAGGGCATACTTGTCAATGTTTAATCTAAAGAACGGGGCGTTAGGCGGAAGGAGTGCTAACAGTAATTTCGAGGCGAGGTTATTTACTCCGCGAGCCCCAACGCCCTGAAAAGGTGTCTCAAGTCTGCTATGCGGTCCGTGTCCCTCTTCAGGCATCACGTAAGGCAGTGTTAACTTAGAGCACGACCTGGCGCGGTCTAAGTATTGGTATCGCTTCCCTTCAAGGGAGTCATATACGGATTTAGCAGTTTTAAAATTCATGGTAAGTCCTCAGTAGGTTGAGGTTTGATTGATAAGAATTCAAGCTGGGTAAGCTCCTGGACACCCGAAGTCCCCTCAAGCATCGCGTCATCGTTGGCCGTGAATCTCCAGCAGTCGATAGCGATGAGTCGCCCTGAGCCATCCGTAGCTTCCGCAAGGCTGTCCACAGGTGGAAGTCCGGTGAGCGTTGTGCCTTGCTTGTTAGGATACCCACGGTCGGCGTCAACAGCAGCAGCGAGTCCAGTGTAAACATCAGGCTGAACTACGTAATACCGGAAGCCTGTGTCAGCGCGTGACTGCTCGATCTCTGTGAGTGGTTGTTCTAGTTCGTCCATGGCTTAATATTCAATCATTGGGAGTTCATCAAGTGCCTCAAGGTCTTCTTCG